TCCGGTTCGATTTTGCAGAAAGTACCCCAAGGTTTTTCTTGCCGTTGTTCCTCGGATTACCATCCCGATGCGTCACATCCTTCCCATCACCCTTCTTCACACGACCAGCAGACTCCATCGCCGCTCGGGCCGAGTTCCGAGAAGCGCGGTTCTTCTTCTGGTCAGACCTCGAATGATAATCGCGGTACTCAGACTTGTAATCTCGTGCCATGGTCCTTGGTACTCGCTCCTTGGTTGTGCCCAACGAAATTATACCTGAAATTTTCTGAGATACCAACAATACAGGTGGCACCCAGGACAACCCACCCCCAAAAAGGGGGGTTACCCCCTTGAGCATTCGCTGCAGAAAAAAGGGCATTGTCCCCAGTTACCCCGAAGCATGCATGCGTTAGCAGGAAGCATGTGTTCTCGGACCGAGGGCCTGGGCCTGGACATGCGTTGGCATACCCCCGGGGGGTCTCAGCTCCCAGAAAATTTTAGGACTCGACCCTTTGATTTTCTGGGCTGGCCACGATGCAATGTTGGGCGAGGCCTTCGGCACGGCTCTCGTGAACCGAGCCTCCTTCGTCGTCTCGGCCCTTCGGGCTTCGAACCTCTCGCACTCTCGTAGACAGATGGATGGGTCTGTCGGGAACTGAGGATCGTGGTCCTTGGGCATTGAGCCCTCGGTCCACGAGCCGTCGTCGAACGGCAGTCGACCAGGGACGCCAGAGCTGTCCCTTGGATCCCTGCTCCCTTTAGCATGCCCACTCCTTCGTCGGGTCATGCTGTCGGACAATGGCATACCACATGCTATTCCGCACCGTCTCGCGGGGGAACACGAGTCCCCCGCGAGACTCGAAGGGGGCGGGCCCCTGTTGCGTGGGATCGGCAGCGTCGGCGGGCGGGCCCGCGTCCCTTCGTGCGGGCATGTGGTATCAAACACACAACAACAAGAATCCCCGCTCGGCCACTCCACAGTCGTGCCCTGTTCTGAAGAACCTGGGAAGGCCTTCGGATTTTCCCACAGTCTCCATCCCGCGGAGTCAGTCTACCTGTCCTCGTGCGCTGACCAACTACTACGGAATGACGTAGCATCAGACGAGCTGACGCAACATCATTCCTCAGCGCAGGGAAAATCCTCGCGCGCACGGGGCCGCTTCGCAGTGCCCCGTGTCCTTCCACAGAACCTTCATCCCAGTGCCCAACTTTGGAGCGGCGCGGGGCTTCCTGTTGCCGTGATGTTTCATTCAATCGCATCAAAGGAGATACACGATGCAATACCAATACACCAACGAGAACGACGTCTCTGTCCGTATCCACGTAACCTACGGCGAGCTCAAGAAAATCTGGCTGCTGCTCGGCGAACAGAAGGATGAGGAGGGCAAGGTCAAGTGGGGATGCCGAGACCTGCACGAGGAGCTCGGCGAAATACTCCGGAGTGCTGCCAAGGCTACCCACGCCCATTACGCATGCGAGAAAGAATACAGCCTCAAGAACGGCAACGCTTAATCAACCACGGGGCGGCGCAGGTCGCCCCACTTCAACCAAGGAGACAGACAATGTACGACGAACTTAACGAAACCGTATCCGCTAAGTCCTACATCAGCTTCAACCTCAACCTCATGCTGCTGATGCTCAACTGCGGACGGAACGAGGAAGCTCAACTAGACCTCGCTCGACTCACCGCAGCAATCGATGCACTCGATCCAGAGCTGCACATCAACGTACCACGAATATCGCATGAAGCTTAAACCCTTCGCCCATACTCACACACCAGAGGATTGGGACGAGCTCACCAAATGGATCCAGCGGCACAACAAGGACCGCTGGTCCACCCTCTTAACCGCAGCATGCATGGCTTGGAACTTAGCTTGCAAGCTCTCACAACAGAAGGACGACTAACATGAACAACGGCATCATCTACAAGGGGCCCAGCCTATTGGATGGCGCACCCATCGTGGTCATCGCAACATACTCCGACCGTAATACCAAGACGGGCCGAGTGCTGCAGACCTACATCATGCGGTCAGACATGCCGCCGCTCGAGGCCAGCAAGACAGGCGCTGACTTCAGCATCTGCGGCGACTGCAAGTTCCGTGGCAAACCAACCACCGACCCAAACCGCAAGCAAGCCGAGGAGCGTGAATGCTACGTCAACCTCGGTCAGGGTCCGACGATCGTCTTCAAATCCTACCAGCGTGGCGTCTACCCAATCGCCGACACGCAGGTGGATCGTTGGGCACTCGGTCACAACCGCATAGTGCGCGTCGGAACCTACGGCGATCCCAGTGCCGCACCAGAACACGTCTGGGATGACCTGCTCAGCGGCTGCACCGACTGGCTTGCATACTCGCACCAGTTCAACTGGCGACCCGACATCGCCATGCAGTCCGCCGACAACTACGCACAAGCGTGGGCACACTGGCGGCTCGGCAACCGCACCTTCCGCGTCGTCGCTGACATCAGCCGACTCGATACAGCGCACGAGGTCCTCTGCCCTGCATCCAAGGAGGCCGGACGTCGGGTCCAGTGCAACAGCTGCAAGCTATGCGCGGGCTACAAGCAAGCCAAGTCAGTGGCTATCGTTCAACACTAACCCAACCGCCCGGCGGCACACGTCGCCGGGCCTCACACATAGGAGAAATCACAATGGCAAACATTATCACAGTATCCGCATCCTACTCGTGCTGCGTCTCAGGCGTTGTAGACCTGTCACCCAGAACGTGGGACGACGTCGAGGACTGGTATATCAAATGGGACACCTTACACGTCAAGTTTGAGAGGGAGTCTGAATGGAGAAAGTTCGACATCAACAGTGACACCAATGACTCGGTAGACTGGAAGAGGCCCATCGGCGCGGACATCTACGCCGGAGAGCATAAATACGAAGATGAACTAGACAGCTCTTACTAAGCGCAACCGGGGCGGCTTCGGTCGCCCCACCTTAACCAAGGAGACAGACCATGTGTGACAACATCATCACAATCCTCAACATCACGGAGATCGAAAATGCCTGACATCCACTGCAGACACTGCGGCGAACCTTGGGATATCTACGAGCTGCACGAAGTATACGTCGGCGGCTCCCGCGGATCCAAGAAAGTCCCCTACAAACAAGCCGCCCAGCTCTTCCGAGAGCTCGGATGCGGCGCTTTCCAAACCGGACAGCGCTGCACAAACGACGTCGTAGACCCAGCCGTCGCCGAACACTCCGGCGTGCTCCAAGACATGCTTGAGTACCCAGACGAGTGGATCCTCGACTAGTACTATCATACCGCCCGGGCACCAAGCTCGGGCGGTCTCCCTCAGAAAAACAGCGCGCCGCGCCGCAGGCGCGGTCGCATTGCGCGCCGTACGCGCGCTCCAGGACCTTCGGCCCTGGAAACGGAGTTCGCTTCGCTCACAAAGTATGTGATCCTCGGTCCTTCGGACCTTGGATCGAGGCTCAACGCCTCAGAAAATGCGCGCGAAAGGCCGCAAGACTGCGCGCGATGGGCCGCAAGACTATCGCCACCGGTCCCGATAATGATCCACTAACCGCGAACCAAGGGCCTCGATCATCGATCCAACACTCTCGAACCTCGAACCTTTGCCCGCAATCAACCCGCCACGCGCTAAAGCCGGCCCCTGATCCCCCTCAAATAAAAACACCAAGCGAGAAGAGAGGCTCTTGACCAAGAAAAAACTTAGACCACCGCGAGCGTAATAAGCCATATGCCACGCAACCTGATGGGGTGTTATGCGGAGGGCGTTACTCTTGCTTACTTTGAGTTCCGCCCAAAACGGCATTCCGTCCCATACAACATGGACGTCAGGAACGCCGCCGCCATGGCTGTTTTCAATCCTCGTCGCGAACGCTTCCTTTGGCATATTCTGCCGGATCGTAGCCCAAAAGTTCGCCTCCGGTCCCTTGCTCATCGACCACCTCCGCGTCTTCCACACCGTCCTGTATTATGAACGCCTGAGGATATTTCTGTTGCAGAACAGCGAGGCGCGAAACGATCTCATCTCGGGACAGCTGGTCCATCGTGTTGATGTTCTCTCGACGATCGATCGTCAAGCCGCCAAGCGCAGATCGGATCTTCTCTGCGTTCACCGCCGCCGAAAACTGCCCTGCATCCTCGGCCCCACGAGACAGGTGGTAGAAGCGTTCCAGCTGGCCAAGAGTTGTCACCCCGTAGCGGCGCTCCCGCTCGTCACGCAGTTCAGCGATGTATTCCACAACATGTGGGTAGTCTCTACCGTTTAACAGAACAGAGGCCTGCTTCGCAGCAAGGTCTGGAGAGTATCCCGCCTTCCGCGCACACTCAGCGTTGGAGTAGATCCCCTCCACGATGTGCTTCGCAAACGTCACCTGACGAGCGGTCAGGGTGCGATCATGCTGCTTCTCAATCTTCTTCTTCACTGACGGCATTGAGCCCTCCTGCAAGCCATGTTATAAACGCTTGTGCTGACACGATAATATACCAAAACG